TGTCGAGAAATCGCAATTTTGTTTTCACTTATAATAACTACCCTGATACTACACTAGTCGATAATGTTAATTGCAAGTATATTGCTTATTCTAAAGAAGTTGCTCCAACAACTGGGACACCTCATTTACAAGGATATATCTCATTTAATAATCCAAAGAGTCTTGCCGCCGCTCGCACATTACTTCCTGGTTGTCATGTTGAGACGATGCTTGGCTCTATTGCGCAGAATGATGATTATATATCTAAAGTTGCTACTATGGTTGAAAGGGGTGAAAAACCAATTTCGAATGACAACAAGGGCAGAGCTGAGAAATTACGTTGGCAGCGTGCTAAGGATTTCGCCAAACAGGGCAAACTTGACGATATTGATGCTGATATTTACGTTCGTTGTTATGGTACACTTAAAAACATTGCCAAAGACCATATGATTAAACCTGCCCCTGTAGATGTAAAATGCCTTTGGATTCATGGTCCTACTGGTACTGGAAAATCCCATTGTGTAGAGACTACCTATCCTGATTGTTATAAGAAATCAATGGATGATATGAAATGGTTTGATAATTACAATGAAGAAGATGTTATATACTTAGAGGATATGGATATTTATCAAATTAAATGGGGTGGAATGCTGAAGAGGTTAGCGGACCGTTGGCCTATGATGGCCTCGATTAAGGGTTCTATGAAGTATATTAGACCTAAAATGGTAATCGTAACATCTAACTATTCTCCTGAACAAATTTGGACTGATCCTAACACTCTTGATCCTTTGTTAAGACGTTTCACAGTTATAGAGAAATTGAACCAAGAGCAAGTTATCGACTTTAACCAATAATAAATATGCCTTATGCTCGAAGAATTACAAGTTACCGCCGCCCTAGTTTCACTCGTCGTCGGGTTGTTCGTCGGCGTCCGTTACGTAGTATGTCGTTCCGAATGTCTCGCCGAAGATACAGAAGATAGTTTACCTTAATAATATAATGAGATCTTACTATAAAAAAAAAATTAAAGCTGGTTTGAATGCTTTAAGTCGCGCTTTCGGTAGTAGCGAGCTTACTTTACCTTACACCCCTAGCCGTGGGAAGAGGAAGAGGATTAAGGATTACGATTATGATGATTTTGATGATATGAATGCCTCACCTCTTCGTATTGCAGATGATATGCCTTTTCCCTTTTCTTTCACTAAGACCAAAACTGAAGAAGAAGATTCTTCTTCCAAACAAATGTCTATAAACTCAAATTCGAAGCAATTTGTTAAAGTTAATTTGCCTCACAAGAAACTTAAAAGAACTACTGGTAACTCTATATTGTATAGAGATTCTTATGCTCAAGAAATTAGTTGGCTTAGTAATAAGTCCAAGTTTGTTGTTTTGAATTCTCTCGGAACCAAACAACAATACAACACTAACGCTAATTTTGCAAACGCTGCCGGTCATTTTACTGTTGCTGCATTTAATCTGAATCCTGATCAGTATACAACTGGTGGAGTTAATGTGCTGGCAGGTCAAACTACTTCTGATTGGGTTGGTTTTTCCAACGCTACTTGTTATTACGATATTTTGAATAATAGTAACATGCCGTGTTTTATTAAGATGCATTGGTATATGTGTAAGACTGACACAAACGATAATCCCCTCTCTGAATACGCGCAATCAGTAAATGGGAACAAGCTTTATTTAACTGATTATGATGCTTCAATAGTTGGAGCACCTCTAGTTGATGGGAATGAAGTTGTTTCCCTCGTAGGTGGCACTGTTGATGTATTGAATGGAATGGACGCACCTGCCTACACTAATTTGTATTCTAGAAAGGATGTTAAGACTGATTGGAAGAAATTAAAGACTGTTACTTTTGGACTTGGCGCTGGTGATGCTCATCGAGTTACGTCTACTCATATATTGAATCAATTCCAATCTAAGCAGCGTTTAGCGGACAAGTTGATTTTTTTGAAAGGAACTTTAACATGTATTTTAGAAATGCAAGGTTCTTCTTCTCATGTTACAAAGACTGGCGAGGGAGCTTTTGATGGACCTACCATTGGAGCTGGAAAAATCTCTGTTGTTGTAACTCGTAAAGTAAATGTTAAACAGTTGAAAGTATCTCAGGAACGATATGACCTAACTTATTATGGTTTAGGTAATGTCATTAACAATGCCGCTGTTGTCGAAGCTAATGTTATTGGTGACGTTGATATGATGGCTGAAATTGGGAAATTAGTAAATTAAGACTTGACCAAATATATTTTAGTTATAAATTGCTAGTCTCTTCTTCATAATCCATTCCATCATCTTACGATTGTATCTTCGTTTATCATTTTCATTTGTAGCGTTGATTGCTTTCCAAGCATAAGCATGCATCTTGTCTTCAATGTGATGCAATACCTTTGCCGTTGCTTCATCATCAAAATCCCAGTTGCGTTGATTTGCTTCTCGTAGTAAAGTTGCTTGTGATTTTGGAGGGTGGTGGTCAATGAATGGATTGTTTTCAAAGTCAATTTCAAATAGCATGTAGTTATGTCTAATTTGAACGGGGATTGCCTTTCTTATATAGTAAATTCTCGGAATCTTCTGGAATCTTCTATTGACCACGTGGAATAAAAAAAAACTCGCTTACGTAAGCATTTATCCGCAGTTTACCCACCTAGTAATATTAGGGTTAGGGTTAGGGTTAGGCTTAGGGTAAGGGTTAGGGTTAGGGTTAGGGTTAGGGTAATCCTTTACTTACTGGGAGCGGGGGGAGGGCGGAACTGGTGAGGCCTCCTTTAGCGATTGTCCCGTTCGTTCTATCACTTAACAACAGCTTGATAGCCCCGGGATAGTTTGTAGTTGGCCCCAGCTTGTCTAGGGCGCTTGCGGCGCCCTCAAGACAAGCTTTCACGGCTGCGCCACACTACACAGAAGGTCCAGAAATATTATTACCTGGACCTTCTGTGCGTGTGCGGCTCACCTGACCCAAGAAAAAAATGTCGAGAAATCGCAATTTTGTTTTCACTTATAATAACTACCCTGATACTACACTAGTCGATAATGTTAATTGCAAGTATATTGCTTATTCTAAAGAAGTTGCTCCAACAACTGGGACACC